AGCTAAGAGGGTTTACTATTAATGAGGTTAGGATTTGAAGCAATTGAATTTGTAATTAGAAAGTTCTTGGCAAAGAACAAAGAAGGTATCGCCACAATTCCAGGACGAGACATGAAAGATAAAGTTAGATTGCTCGTCGATAAATACGCAAAGCTTTTTAGTCTAAAAGGGAAAGACGTTAATAAAGTAACTGTCAAAGAAGTGCAAAATGAGATTGATTATGGCATGGCTTTATCGAAACAGAAAAAAACAAAAGTGATTAGTCAGGGAGATCCTGAATTTCAAGGAATTACAGAAAAATTATTAGGTAAAAAAGCAAAGGTGCATCCGTTTACGGGTTTCACGCCTAGAGTCCAACAAGACGTAGATGGTATTATCAAAAACCTTAAATCCATGGAACCGATGGATGCGATGAAAGAGGCTAATTTAATTATTGGCCGAAAAGGTAACTACAAACATTTATCAAATGATGAAGCCCAAAGAATTTTAAAAGACACTGACGATCATATTTTTCAAAGAGATATTAAACCTGATCCTGAAGATATGGCATCCGGCGGCCTAGTGGATTTATTGAGTCTATAATGAAAATACACGAATACAATGAAATGATGGCGTATCTCACTCGCCCGAGTTATGTTTCGGGGGGAAGAGTGGGGTTTAAAGATGCTGGTATCGTTAATGATATAGCTTTACGATATAATTTAGATGATACGATTAAACAACAATTAAAGGCTCTTTACGAAAGTATTTCAAATTATAAAAAAACAAATGATCCTTCAGTTGTTCAAAAAAGAATAGATAATTTTGCTGAAGCCTTTAAAAGAATTACCGGTCGTTTACCGGTAGCTAATGAAATTGCATCTTTTGGGGCTGGTAGTGTTACAGCCACGAGTACCAATAAAGCTAAATATTTAAAAGAAGGTATTAACTTCATGGAAGAGACAGAAGCCATGAAAAAAACGAAACATTTTAGACCAATGCCTTACGAAGAACGGGTTTTAACCTTGTTTGACGAACAATTAAGAACACTTCCTGAAGCTAATATTTCCGCAATTGCTAGAGAGATTTTTAATAAAGATGATGCGGACTCCAGAAGAGCAGTAAGAAATGTTTTAGAAGCAAAAAGAGATTTTAAAAGAACACCTATTCCTAAATATGAAGGACCTTTAACTGAAGGACAAAGAGCTAAAAAGTCCAGACAAACAAAATTAAAAAAAGTTACAGATCTTGAACTTGAAAAATTGATTCGAGCAAGAGAGGGAAGTGGATTTAATTTACACCACATGGAATCTAAACGGTGGAATGTGACGATGGGGAATTTAGCTTATGTTGATGAAAAGTTAAATCAAAATATGCTCATGGATGGGGATGCACAATTAGAAAAATGGTACAAGCAGAGAGATGCCTTAGCAGATGATGCTATCGAAGCTCATAAAGCGATTAATGAAAAAGGAAAAAACTTTGTTAAACAGAAAAAATTTAAGGGATTATTAAACTTTAAAATTTATGATCCTGCAACTAAAAAATTCAGTGACTTTGGTATGGATTTAAGTAAAGCTATTATTCCTGAAGGACAATTAGAAGAACTTAGAAATGTACCCCTTAAAGAATTAACTAAAGACCAAAAAGCTAAAGTGATTGAAGTTGCGCAAAAGGTTAGAGCTGGTCTAGCTAAAGGTGAGCCTGGAATTTTAACTAAAGGATTAAAAATGCTAGGTGCTCCATTAAGTAAATTGTTTACAGCGGCAACGAGTCCTTTAGGAGCTGCAGGTTTTGTTGGAACAACTATTAAATCAAACATAGAAGCAGGAAAAAATGTGGCAGATGCTATTGTAGACCCGATGGTAGGTGTTGAATTATTATATCCAGAATTGACAAAAAAATCACTGGCAAAATTTAGTCCAACGTTAGGGAAAATTTTAGGATTAGGTAAATTAGGAGCTAAGTTTACACCTGCTGGTCAGTATTTAACTTTAGCAGGTTTATCAAAAGAAGCTGCTGAAGCAATTATGAAGGAATCAGATAGAGTGGATCAGATACAAGACATAGATGAACAAATGGCTGAACAAGAAAGATTAGTACGAGGCATTAAAGGTTATAATAAAGGCGGCCGTGTAGGTTTTGCCAAAGGACCCAAGGATCCAGGTCGAAGATTATTTTTAAAAGGTGTGGGAGCAGCTGCGATGCTACCCATTATTGGAAAATATTTTAAACTTGCAGCACCGGCAACAAAAGCCGCTGCACAATATACAGGACCCGTTCTTGAAGGTCTTGGAAACAAATTAAAATGGGTTCAGCTTCTTGCTAAACGACTTTGGAATGAAGGTGATGATGTTTCTGAAGTAGCAGCAACTGCAGAACGACAAATTGTAAGAAGAGGTACACTAGAATCAGGAGATGAAGTGGATATGGTCTATGATTTAAATACTAAAGATGTACGTTTTGAAGTGAATCCTAAAAAAACAGAAACAGGTTTTGGTTATGAAACAAAAAGTGGTGCTTATAACAAAGAATATGGAATAGACTATAAAGCTCCAGAAGTTATTGAAGAAGGTAAGCATGCCGGTAAAAAAACTAAATCTGAAATTGATGTTGTTGAAAATCAGCACGTAGGAAGACCCGAAGATGTTGATTTTGATGTTAATTATACGTCTGCTGATGAGGCAATGTCTGATTTAACCGAATTAGAAGCTTTTGCGAAGAAGAAAACAGTTAAACAAATACACAAGAAAAAAGGAACGAAACCAAAGGACGTGTTTCCTGACTATGATCCTGGAGATTATGACTTTGAAATTGACTAAAACAGTACCTCCAAAGCGAGGACCAACACCACAAGGGTTGAATATTGATTATAAAAAGGTTAAAACCTTAACAACGGAGAATAAATGGCTGAGATCGACAAAGCGTTACCCAACGTTAAACAAACAGTAACTATACCAGGAGCTCAAGAGGTTGAACTAGAGCAACAGGAGAAGCTCAAAGAGCAAGTTGAAGCTGGACAACCAATTGACGTTCAAGAAAACGAAGATGGCAGTGTAGACATTAATTTTGACCCTTCCATTGGAAGTGTTGAACAATCGGGAGACCATTTTGCAAATTTAGCAGAATTATTACCTGATAATGTCCTTGATCCGTTAGGCTCGAAGCTTTTTACGGACTATCAAGACTATAAAAATTCAAGAAAGGACTGGGAACGATCTTATACAACAGGATTGGATCTTTTAGGGTTTAAATACGACGATCGCACCGAGCCGTTTAAAGGATCATCGGGTGCAACGCACCCAGTGCTCGCAGAAGCGGTTACCCAGTTTCAATCGCTGGCTTATAAAGAATTATTACCTTCCGGTGGCCCCGTAAGGACACAAATTGTTGGAATGTTATCTCCAGACAAAGAACAACAAGGAATTCGTGTTAAAGAATTCATGAATTATCAAATCATGAATAAAATGCCTGAATACGAAGCGGAATTTGATCAAATGCTGTTTTATTTACCGCTGGCAGGGTCAGCATTCAAAAAAGTTTATTACGATGAATTAATGCAACGAGCCGTTTCAAAATTTGTTCCGGCAGATGATTTAGTTGTACCGTATACGGCTCCATCACTCGATGATTGTGAATCGATCATCCACATGATCCGTATGACAGAAAATGAATTAAGAAAACAGCAAGTGGGTGGATTTTATCGAGACATTGAATTAACTCCAACACATTTAATTGAATCCGAGCTTCAAGAGAAGGAAAGAAAACTAGAAGGAACAACAAGAGGTCGTGATGATCGATTATTTACGATTCTTGAGTGTCATATCAATTTAGATCTGGAAGGTTTTGAAGATGCGGATGCTGAAGGAAACCCAACAGGAATTAAACTGCCTTATATTGTAACGGTTGAAGAAGGCACAAGAAAAATTTTATCGATCCGTAGAAATTTTGAAGCGGGCGACCAGATGAAAAAGAAAATTGAATATTTTGTTCATTTTAAATTTTTACCAGGCCTTGGCTTTTACGGCTTTGGCCTAATTCATATGATTGGCGGATTGAGCCGTACTGCAACAGCGGCTCTTCGTCAACTTTTAGATGCAGGGACATTATCAAATTTACCTGCTGGATTTAAAATGCGTGGAATTAAAATGAGGGATGAAGCACAAGCTATCCAACCTGGAGAATTTAGAGATGTTGATGCTCCGGGTGGAAATTTAAAAGATGCATTTATGATGCTTCCATTTAAAGAACCCTCTCAAACCTTATTACAGTTAATGGGGGTCGTGGTTCAAGCAGGACAACGATTCGCTTCTATAGCGGACCTGCAAGTAGGCGATGGGAATCAACAAGCAGCAGTGGGCACGACCGTGGCTATGTTGGAAAGAGGTTCAAGAGTTATGTCGGCCATCCATAAGAGACTATATGCAGCAATGAGAAAAGAATTTAATTTACTTTCAAGAGTTTTCAAACTTTATCTACCACCCGTATATCCATACGATGTTGTTGGAGGCCAAAGGCAAATTATGCAAACGGATTTCGATGACAGAGTAGATATTCTGCCAGTTGCGGATCCCAATATCTTTTCACAGACTCAGCGTATCTCCCTTGCGCAAACAGGATTGCAATTGGCAGCCTCAAGTCCTCAACTTCATAATCAATATGAAGTTTATCGAAACATGTATGAAGCATTGGGTGCAAAAGATATTGATTTAATTTTAAAAAAACCACCAAGACCAACGCCAAAAGATCCGGCGTTAGAACATATCGATGCGTTAGCAGGAGTTGCCTTTCAAGCATTTCCTGGACAAGACCATCGAGCGCACATTACAGCGCACTTAAATTTTTTAGGAACTAATATGGTGAGAAATTCACCAATGGTTTTGGCTACTTTAGAAAAAAATTGCTTAGAGCATATTAGTTTAATGGCGCAAGAACAAATTGAAATAGAATTTAAAGATGAATTACCGCAGCTCCAACAAATGCAACAACAAGCACAGCAAAATCCACAGTTGCAGCAGCAAGTGATGCAGCTTCAACAACGAATTGAAGCTCGAAAAGCCGTATTAGTAGCTGATATGATGGAAGAATTCTTAAAAGAAGAAAAAGCAATTACGTCACAATTTGATCATGACCCTATTGCTAAGTTAAGATCACGAGAATTAGACATCAGAGCAATTGATAATGAGAAGAAACGTCAAGAAGCTGAACAAAAACTTAGCCTAGAGAAGATGAAGGCAATGATGAATCAAGGAATTCAGGAAGAAAAACTGGATCAAAACGAAGAATTGGCTGAATTAAGAGCTGATACATCGATTGAGAAGCAAGAAATGGCAAATCAGAACCGATTGAAGCTTGCAAGAATGAAACCAAGAGGTGGAAACGGTGCCGCTAACCGATAAAGGTCAAAAAATCATGTCTGCGATGAAAAAACAGTATGGTTCTGACAAAGGAGAGAATGTTTTCTATGCTTCTCGGAATAAAGGTGTTATAACAGGCGTTGAAGGAAGAAAATCAGCTAATAAAGGTGGTCTGATACAAGGATTTCCTAAATTAGCAAAAAAATTATAGGAGGAACTATGGCGTGGAACTATTTAAAGCAAAAATCAGCTAAAACTCCAGACGCACGGAGAAATGACAAGCCCGTTAAACAGGAAAAATTTGTTAAAGACACAAATCCTGTTAAAGGGACTAGAGCTGCAAGACCACAAAAACCAGTAACCTGGACGTAATATGGCTTGGTTTGGATTAGCAAAAATAGCACTTCAAGCGGGAGGCAAGATATATGCCAACCGTCAAAGAACTAAAATGGCAATGTCTGATGCACAATTGATGCATGCAGAACGTATGGCCCGAGGTGAGGAATCTTACCAGGGCAAACTTTTAGAATCGCGAGATAACGACTGGAAGGACGAGATAGTTTTGGCGATATTAACGTTGCCCATCATAGTGCTCGCATGGGCAGTATGGACAGATGATCCGCAGGCCATGGTCAAGATAAACATCTTTTTTGAGCATTTCTCGAATTTGCCAAAATGGTTTACAAATTTATGGATACTTGTAGTTGCCAGCGTTTTTGGTATAAAGGGTA